GTATGTAAAACGCTTGCATTATGTAAGCAACTTTGCTATAATAAAGACAGTCAAGCGAGGCACATTAACAATTAGAGGATATAACAATGGAACAAATTACAATAAAAGCTTTTATCGGCAGCAATAATAAGACTAAAGAACTTGAGGTCGACAAGATAATATCAACCGTAAACGCTAATCACGAAGCTTTCACTCTCGACTATCCAGTCATCGGATACTGGAGGGGCGAGGCAGAGGAAACAGCAGTACTCTATTTATCAGACGAGCATCAAAAGGTGATGAACACGCTCAACCAATTAAAAGAGGTGTTAGACCAGGAAGCGATCGCCTACCAAATAGAGAATGACCTACAACTAATATAAACCAAACGCCTCGCTTGGCGCTAGGGTGCTCTAAAGAAAGGAAAAGTTATGCCAATAATAAATCGAATTGTAAAAAAGAATGGCAAGATCATCAAATCTAAGGTTGAAATACCTACGCCAGTTTATAATGTACGAATCAAGCAGGAAGTGTATGAACGGCTTGTGGTGCTAGCTGCTGAAAATGGTCGCAGCATAACTGGTGAGATAAACTATCGGCTTGAGCAATCGCTTAAAAAGTAGTATTATAGCTGAGCGATTGTTGTAATTTGCAGTCGTTGTTATAGAGCGCTCTGTTTGTCGGAGCGCTTTTCCTTTTGCTAAAACAAGCCCCACCCTACCAAGCTCTTGAATTTGGCGTAGGGTTGATATCATCTGGCAAATCATCCCCCGGCATCTTTGCCCCCTTGCGCCTGTTGCATATCCTGTGAGTAAGCTGTAGGTTATCTATGTCATAAGGCGAACCACCACGAGAAACTGGTATGATCTCGTCTAGCTCTGGTGACATCGGGCTACCTGCTGGCAAAGTCTTATCGACCTCACGTCCGCAGATACCACAAGTATCTTGCATAGCATAAACTCTTTTGCGCAAATCCTCTCGTAGTTTTGGGAACTGTCGTCGTGGATCTTTAGCTGTTGCATACTTCCTACGCTGTGCCATAAACTTATTATAAAATAGTATGATACTTTTGTAAAAATATTGACATAATATAATTTTATGGTGGCGGGGAGGGTGTATATCCCGGTCCCAGAGGCGCCAAGCGCGGTGAGTGGGGCTATTTTCACGCGAGAAAAAAAACGAGTTTTTCTGGCGGGTGCGCGGGTGATTGATTTAAGGGGTAGATGATGGTATAATATGGGTATTATGACGGAGGGACAGCGTGACTATTTGGCTGATCTGGCACTGCGCAAAGGTGTGGTGTTGGAGGACACCGACAACAAGTCGGTTGCCTGGGCGAGTAAGAAAATTGACGAGTTAAAGGCGATGGATGACGCTGAGTTTTTAGAACCGACACCAGAGTTTTCAAAAAAAGTCACTACAGCCGCGGATAATATCATCAAAGGGATACGAGCATGGACTTTTCAGAAATAACGCTGGATGTTGCTGGCGATATTGATAAGGCTATAGCGGCTATTTTACATGAGGGCATTTCGCCAGATGAAAAAATAGAGTTGGTGGCGGATGTACTGAAACGGACTGGACGCGAGCTACATGGCAAGCTGTATTCGCTATCGAGCGAGGTGTTTGGCTCGGCGGCGATGCTGAGTAGCGGATATGATGTGGAGATGGCTGATCAAGCGGAACGGCTGGCGGTGAAGATCGTACGTAACAGCGCGTTGAATCGGCAGACTGCCGCGATGTTGCTGAAAGAGTATTGCGATGTAGTATTGGCGGCGGCGCAGCACGAAGCTTTTACAAATGCAAAGTCTATGCAAAAACACCCGACATTAACACGGCGCGCTAATGTCGGCAAGCCAGACTGCGCATGGTGTCAGAAAAAGGCTGGAGTATATGTTGATCCGACGAGCGATGATTTCAAGCGGCACCACAAATGCGACTGCGTGTTTGAAGTGAGTGGTTATAATTCGCGTAATGGCGTGCTAAAGAATTTTAAGAAAGGATAACTATGATCGGCATAGATATTGAATTTAAGAACAGACCTAATGAGGACGGCACGCTGTCGAGCTTTACGATCAAGGATTGTTTGGTCTCGCAGACGAGTACGCCGACCGCGGCTAAGCCTGAGGTGATGGTTCATATACCGAAGACGAGCAGCGAGACTGTCGATGGCGCGTGGTTTGACTACAAAGGACACTCGTATCACGTCGTTGGTACGACGGTACCGTTAATTAAAGAGAACACTCCGTCTAGGTGGGACAGATATTGCATCGCGCAGCGGATATATTAAGACATCCTGTTGTGGACATGTGTATAAAATGGTATAATATAGTAAATAACCAAAGGAGGGTATTATAATGATTATTCGTAATAAAGAGTCTGGCGAAACAATTGAAGTGATGGATGGCACCATTATTGCTGAATCTGCTTGGGAAGTAGTGGGGTCAGAGCCGGCTAGCGATGAAGAAGATTCCGAAATTGAATCTGATACTGAAGTCGAAACTGAAGATGCTGGCAAAAATAAGAAAAAGTGATATAATATAATCATTACAACGCCACGCTTGCGGCAAATGCGGATAAATAAACTATTTATTCGCATTTTTTTATGGCAGAACTCAAAGATTTTACTACTAAAGAAAAATTAGCCGAAGTATGGCGAGCCTTGGATATTGACGAGGAAAGGCGGGCTGAGGCGCTTATTCATGCAGCATCTGCTCAGTTGCGGCTGATCGCTAAGAACAACAATATTGATCTGGATGAGATTATCGAAAACGACTCTAACAAAGTATTTGCTGATTCGGTAGGCTTTGTAGTGTTGTCAGCCGTGAAGCGTGCCATGCTGACGCCTGTGGATGCGCCACCAGCCACTCAATGGTCACAGTCAGCAAGCCCATATTCAGAAAGCATGACATTTACTAATCCCGCTAGCGACTTATACTTTAAGAAAAGCGAATTACAGATGTTGGGGTTGAGTAAGATATCTGGTAAATCGCAGATTGGTGTATTGAGGGGAGTTAGGTGATGATACTGGATAATTGGGAGTGGGTTTATTCACAGCTTAATAAATCGGTTAGTAAATATCCGTTCTATGAGGGTACATTCAGCTACAGCGACTATGAGACGAGTAAAATTGCACGATCAATCACTAGGCAACATGTCGGCTGGGGCAGGCGTGCTGTTGAGATGCGCGCAAACAAAACGCGGTTTGATAGGTTTGAAAATGACACTATCGGACTGAATGAAATACTTGATGAATACAAGGTTCGCGAGGCGTTTGACAATCTTAAGGAAGATATCCTGGTGTGCGGTATCGGCTTTTTGGCTCTGGCAGGTGACAAGGTGATGCCATTTACTGCGCTGGAGGCGACAGGCGTGTACGATTGGTATACGCAAAACCTGAAGTCTGGCGTGGCGGTGTTCCGCCGCAGTAGCACACCGAGCGTTACTAATAGTCCCGACAGTTATATGCAATTCTTTAGTGACAAAACTATAGTGTATGAGGACGAGGCTCTGAATTCATACGATAATCGCACTGGACGTCCATTGATGACAATGCTGACACACAAGGCAACAACGCGCCAACCGTTTGGTAGGACGGTGCTGGTCCGGTCGTCGCGTGACGCATTGATTGACGCCAGTCGTACGGTTCGGCAGGCTATTGTTGCGGCGTACCACTACAACACTAAAGTCGATATTCTATTGGGCGTCGATAATGAGACAGACGTTGACGTGATCAAGTCGCAGACGGGCGATATCCTAAAAATTACGTCGAATGAGAACGGTCAGATACCACAAGTGGCGCAGTTTGCGCAACACGCTATGGCACCGTTTAACGATTCGCTTTTGATGTCGGCGCGTAATTTTTGTGCTGATACGAAGCTGTCGTTGAATAATTTGGGGCTGTCAAGCAACGCGCCACAGTCGCCTGAATCGTTGGAAATTGTTGGCGATGACCTGCGCGAATCGATCATTGAGTGGCAGAAAGAAATTGGTAATCAGCTTAAGTACTTCGCAATGACGTTATGGATGTACAAGAATAACGTGACGAAAATTGACGATAATTTACGGCAGAAGCTTGACGCTGTTTTGCCGGTATGGTTGCCAATTTATCGATCCGATATCAGCAAGTTTGGTGACGGCTTGAATAAGGTGGCGCAGGTAGCGCCGGGCATCGTGATGCAACGGTCGGTATGGCGTAATGCAGGATTATCGAGTAATGAAATTGATCAAGTTATCACGAGTATCGTTGATAATTTGCAGAACAATTCAAAAACTAAATAAATACTATAATTATGGCTTGTGATTTTGTAAAGTATGTATTATAATATGGGTACGTATACTTTTGACGGAGGGAATAAAAGGGTGACATATTACACCAAAAACGACGCAGGCGAATTTACAGAAGTCAACACAGACGATATGTTCAAGGAACGCCACGATCGCTGGGTCAAGAACGAATCAGCAAAGATTCGCGAAGACGTAGAAAAATCAGTGCGTGACGAACTTACGAACACTATCACTGAGCGGGCTGAGAAAGACGCCAAGGAAAAATATCAACCTCAGATTGACGATTTGACGTCGAAGAACAAAGATTTAGAGACGACAATTCGACAGAAGACCATTGCCGCCGAGTATGGCTTCAAGCCTGGCACTGAGAAATATCTTGGTACTGGCACAGAGGAAGATATGCGCAAAGAAGCTGACAACCTGAAAGAAAAGTTTGGCGGCGGAGCAACCGCACCGAACCGACAGCAACCAGGTAAAGCTAGCGCGATTCAGACGCGTACAGGTGTAAAGGTTACGATCTAATTAACCTAACTATTATCCAAGGAGGGTAATATTATGGCAGTAACTGATCTGCACACACTTGATATTGCTGAGCCGCTTGATAAGATGTTCTCAACTGGCGGCACTTTCTCAGGAGCTGTATTGTCTTTAGTTCCTGAAACACCGACTATTAACATTGGCGAGAACAAGCCGTTTGTGATGGAAGGTCGCGCTCGCGGTGCGCTTGTCCACGAAGGCGGTGCGAAGCCTGACAACGGACGCCAGGTAGTATCTAAGCCGTTCACGACAGCGAAGCTGGTCTATTCGCAGCGCGTCACTGAAGAGTTTATGCGTTGGACAGAAGAAAAACAGGCTGACTTTATTAGCCGTTTAGTTGACAACTGGCTGACGAAGTCTCTAGGATTAGACCTGGATACTATTGTGCTACATGGTATGAATCCGTCTACTGGCACAGTTGACACTGAGCTAACTACCTACATGACTAAAGCTGGCTCAAGCATTCTAGTTCCGACAACCGGTACTACTGCAGCAACTCTTGATACAGACTTTGCTACGGCTGTAACAGAGCTGGCGGAACAGAACATCAACGGTGTGGCTATTTCAAGTGATGCATCCAAGCTACTCTCGACAGTTATCGAGGGCAACCAGAAGAAATATCCAGAGTTGGGTGTGTTCGGCTTGAGTGGTAATATGTTGGCTGGAAAACCTGCTGCAACATCACCAGAAGTTGCGCGTGACAAGAAAACTAAGCTGGTGCTTGGTGACTGGAGTCAATTGCTTCTCGGCTTCGCTGGAGTAGCTGAATGGCGCGTTCATACCGCTGGTGATTTTGACAATACAGGCAAAGACTTGGCTGGACACAACCAAATTGGTATCCGCATGGAGTTGCCGTTTGGCTTCCAGATTTTGGACACTAAGGCGTTTGCTGTTGTAAAGGCGGCGTAATATGGGCAACGACAAGAGCAATATTGCGATCGGTCTGCCTAACCCGAAGGGCGCTCTATATTGGGCGCCTCTGGGTACAGCGCTACCAACTGACGCCACTACACCACTCGCAAGCGAATTTGTGAATCTGGGTTATGTGACTGAAGATGGTCTGACCTCAACGACGGCAGAAGAGGGGGATGACATTAAAGCCTGGGGTCCTGAGACTGTCGCCCGCAACCAGACAAGTTACGGACGTAACTTTACGTTTAACTTGCTAGAATCATCGCGCGTATCAGTCTTGCAGTTCCGCTATGGTAAGGGCAATGTCAAGATTGAAACTGATGGCGCAATCACCATTGATGACACTGGTGAAATCTTGCCTCACGGTGTGTTTGTCTGCGAAACTATCGAGACTAACAGTGGTGGGGTCCGACGCCACCGTCAAATTCTAGGCGACGCACAGTTTACTGATCGCTCTGGTGACATGACGTTCAACAACTCAGATGCTATCACTGTGCCGGTATCTCTGACTGCGTATAAGTTTGCGGACGCTGCTGGCAAATTGGTGTATGTAAAGGAGTACTACTCTAAGAAATCCTAGAGACTGGGAAGAGTACACGCAGAAAAACGACTTGCAAAATAGTCGTTTTTTTGTTATAATATGTAGTATGTAATTCTTATGGAGGGATAATATGGCGAGTGAGCCAAAAAAGACAGTTGAACTTTGGGATGGATATACGATTGATGTCAATATGCAGCTAATGGACGATTTCGATTTCATTAGTGACTTGTCTGAAGCGCACCGAACCGGCAATATCTCTGAGTTAGTGACTATGTACATGGCGTTGATTGGTGGTGATAAGGTTTATGATGACATTCGTGCTCATATCGAGAAAGAATATGGTTACTTCTCGCAGAAAGCGCTACTAGAGATTACGGCGAAGGTGGACGAATGCTTCCCAAAAGCTGGCAATCGAGCGCAGCGGCGTTCGTGGAAGAATTTAGTCTAGTTGAAGCTGACTTTCAGCAATATTATCATCTGGATTTATTAGAAGTTTGCCCGTACGCTGATGGTCGGCGAAGTGGCTTCTCGCGCTATGCTAGGCTATTTGAGAATTTGCCAGTAGAAAGCAGGATTTTTCGCAAGCTAGTGCCAGCAGCGAGTTGGACATGGCGCGACGAAACGTTGAGCCAAATACTACAAGAGCTGAATATACTCACAACATTGACTTATAATATGAATAAGCGCAAAACTGCTAAGCCTGCTAAAGCTATGAAGAAGTTTGAGCCAGAATATGTTGCCGAAATGCGCAAACAACTTGATAAAGATCGTAAGAAACAGCAAGCGGAAGAGAAGGATGACTTAAGAGATTTATGGCAACATCTGAACCCGAACGCGCAGTATCAGGACTAGCTGATCAGTCTATCAAGAGCCTTAGCAATTTCAGCGTCGGTGAAGTTGATTGTTGACTTTTTCTTAATGAACAAGCGCAAACTGCGAATGACATCAGGTGACTTGATAGCTTTTCTCATATTGTCTTCGGTCAATGCATCAAATCGCTTCCAGTACTTGTCCAGATCGCCTTTCAATACAGATTTCTTAGTAAGATTGACTAGGTGCTTAGCAGCAGTGCGGATTGTTGACAGATTTGTCAGGTCATATGCGAAGATACGCTGCGAGCGAATTGGCTTCTCAAAAATGACACGGTGCAACTCAATGCAGCGTCCATTTGTCAGAATAACCCAGTCAACGCCTTCGTTTGAGGCATAGTCAACCGCTTGTTTTAAGTGTCGTTCATTTAGATCAATAGATGTTGCTTTGGCTTCAACAATAAAATGAATCTTCTTGTTTAATTGTACGACATAGTCAACATAGGTACCGCGGATCATATGTTCCGTCTTTATCTCGTCAATTAATGTGTATCCAAGCACGGTGCTGAGTAAACTATTGACCATTAAGCGTGCTGTTGATTCGTCAGCGTTGAGGTTTTCCTTTTTTGTTAAATATTTTTTGCGATATTCGCGTAATGCTTTTTCACAAGCTTTCTCTTGAAACTCTGTAGACATAATATCCTCTTTTATCTTAAAACTTGCATTTATTGTAACAATAGTATACTCAAAATGCAAAATAATATACTATGTGATATTATGTAGATATGTCAAATGTAGATTTTATTCTTGATAAATCTGGCGGCGCGGACATACTTCGCAACAATCCAGGTATAGCGCAAATCCAGATGCAGAATATGAATCGTATTCTGGACACAGTGAGAGCGCAATTTGTAGTGGAGTTTGGTTTTGAGGGCAACTTTGAGCTTATGACAGAGCCGACAGCATTTCGTCAACGAGTGATGATTAAGGCTGCTGACAAGCGGACTGCTGGTGCGTTGAAGACTAAGCCGGGTTGGCTAGGGTCTTTTGTCAAAAACCTTAGCATATGATATAATATAATCATTACAACGCCACGCTTGCGGCAAATGCGGATAAATAAAACTATTTATTCGCATTTTTATGGCAACTTCAATCGGTACAGCATGGATTCAAATTAAGCCCTCGCTAAAGGGAGTGTCTAATGACGTCAAAAAGGCTCTTGGTGACGCTGGTGATGGTGCCAGTAATAACTTTGGCTCTAAATTTAAGAGCAGTTTTTTAGCATCATCTAAAGCGGCTTTTGGTGAGGCGTTTTCAGAGTTTGGCAAACGGTCTGATGAAGCGTTCTCTAAATTTAAGTCACTAGCAGCTGGCGCGATGGTTGGATTGGGAGGTATTGCTACATATGCTGTTAAGCAGTTCGCTGAGTATGAGCAGCTTGTTGGTGGCGTGGAAACACTCTTCAAGAAGAATTCGGGTGAGGTGGTCCAATACGCCAAAAATGCATACAAAACAGCTCAGCTATCGGCTAATCAGTATATGGATACTGTTACGAGTTTTTCTGCGTCGTTGTTACAGGGATTAAAGGGTGACACCGCTAAAGCCACGAAGATAGCAGACATGGCTATCACTGACATGGCTGACAATGCAAATAAAATGGGTACATCGATGGAGTCAATTCAGTACGCATATCAGGGATTTGCAAAGAACAACTATACCATGCTCGACAATTTGAAGCTGGGTTATGGTGGTACTGCAAGTGAGATGGCGCGTCTTATCAACGATAGTGGCGTGATGGGCAAGACGTTTAAGGCGACAGCTAAAAACGTCAGCAGTATTCCGTTTGATAAGGTTATCGAGGCTATACATAATATTCAAACTAAGCTTGATATTACTGGCACTTCAGCCAAGGAAGCGTCATCGACAATTAGCGGTAGTTTTAATGCTGCTAAAGCTGCTTTTGATAATATGCTGACTTCACTGGCTGATCCAAATGGCAATTTTGAAGAGTCATTCAATATTTTTCTAGCGTCTGCAAAGCAATTCTTACAGAATTTGGCACCGGTCATAAAAAGCATGCTGAAGACTGTTTTTGAGGAAATCAAAAAACAATCGCCAGAATTAGCTCAGGGATTAAAAGACGCTGTGGATACAATTCGCAAGCTATTTGACTTTGCTAAAAATAATCCAGAGCTAATCGCTAATATTGTAAAGTTAGCTGTTGGATTCAAGGCTTTGCAGATAGCCACAGGTGGTGCGCGTTCTGCGCTTGATACATTAAAGCCATGGGCAAAACTAGGTAAGGGTATTTTTACTGGCGTCATCGGCGGCGCTCAGACGCTGATAGGTAAATTCAAAGATCTGAAGGCTGCTAAAGGTTCAGTTGATGCTGTGACGAAAACAATGGAGGGCGCTGGCAGCGCAGTCGGCGCATCTGCTGACACGGTGGCTGGTGGCGTAGATAAGTTATCGTCTGCGGTAAAAAAATCGCCTAAGGAGTTCACCTTTGGTAAAAGTATGGCTAACTTCTTTAAGGAAATGGGGACTTTGGCTGGTGGAGCTGTGCAGGGTGCCTGGAAGCCAGTGACGGAGTTTTTCAAAGGTGCTGGTGAGACTGTTGCCGGATTCTTTAAGGCTTTGGCATCACCGGATGTACTGGTGGGTGTGCTGTCATTCACTGCAGCCGCTGCCGGTGTAGCAGCCGCAATCCTGTTGATTGGCGGTGCGCTTGGTATCGTATCGCCGGGGCTGAGAGATTTTCTGAATATGGTAGTAATCCCGCTGGCAGCCTTTTTGGTGGGAACGTTTTTAGTCGTGCTGGGTGCGGTTACTACCACTATAATCAGACTAACCAATGAAGCTGTTATACCGTTGACGAATGCTGTAGCTGGCGGTCTGACCGACGTGTTCAATTCAATCGGCGGCGTAATTGAGAGTGCTGGTAATGCTATATCGCGCGTGGTGGATTCTATATCGAATGGAATATCTAAAATCATCAACTCTATCGCTAACTTGATCAGTTCTGTTGGTGGACAGGATTGGTATGGCACTGGCTACGGAATCACACGCAACTTTACCGCTGGCTTGTTAGATGGCATGATTGACTTGCTGCAAGATTCGCTGAATAAAGTGATTAACAATATCATCAATATTCCTGGTATCGGCAATGCTCTAAAAGCGGTTGGCGTGAAAGCTAACCCAGTCAATCTGTCCGGCTTTAAGCTGGGCAAACGTGCGCAGGGCGGTCCAGTATTCGGTCCTGGCGGTCCAACTAGCGATTCAATTCCAATGCTGCTGTCAAACGGCGAGTATGTCATTAGGGCATCATCGGCGCGCAAGATTGGCTACGACAAGCTGAATGACATAAACAGGACTGGTAGCGCTGGCAATACGTTATATCAGACTATTAACATCAACGGTTATAATCGTGATCCAAAAGAGCTTGCTGACGAAATTAGTAAAAAAATCGCCTTGCAAAAGGGGAGGGTGATGGGATGATAACTTTACGCGGTAAATTTAGCTTGGTGTCAGTAGTAAGAGATGATGGCGAGCGCCTTGATCTTACTGGCTCTGAGGTAAGACTGAGCGCCGACAATAGCTTACTGCAACGACCAGATATCGACACTTCAGATATAGACTACACCGATACTGATGGAGGCGAAATGATTCGTCAGCGACTGTCTACTTACACTCAATCAATCAATGGGTTGATTTTGCCTAAAGAGAGTGGCTTCTGGAAGCTGTACAGTATGATTAGTAGCTTTTTTGCACCCAACCGTACATTTACTTTGGTTTATGGAAAACGAGATAGTCAGCTGTTTGCTATTAAAGGGGCTTGGCGGAGTAGCAGGTTAGATTTGCCTGTACCAGCAGATGAAGGCAATACGACATTTTCAACCGAATTCAAAGTGGGCAATTCAGTTTTGTTCGAATATTCCGAAGACAGTAGTGGTCATGAGGTGTATTCAAATAACGTAAAGCTGGGACGTGTCTCAGCCGCAACTGGCGGTGAGGTTTGGGACAGCAAAGGGCAAGTATTTGATACGGTTGGCGAGGTCTGGTCTGGTGCAAGTGGTGGGCTAAGCAGTGTATTTGTTTCTTCGACAATTAAGGTTTATCCTGTCTGGGTTTTACGAGGTCCTGCCGTCAATCCATCAATTCAGAATAATACGACAGACACATCGGCAACTTATCATGGCAGCATATCATCAACTCAGACGCTTATTGTTGACTTTTCGACTGGTGAGGCGCGACTAAACGATGCTATTGTTTCAAGGAATGTCATTGGTCAGCTATCAATCGCTCCGGGAAATAATTTAGTTGGATTTGATGTCGAAGGTGGTGAAGCCACAACATCAGAGTTGGAGTGGAATAATGTCATTGGCTAGTTCAGATAAAAAACACGAGCTATTGCTGTATGTTGGCGATACGCTAATCGGCGATTTTAATAAGTTTGCTCAAAATCGAGCGCTGAGCGAGGCGTTAAAAAGCGAATCAGATTCAGCAACAGCTGATCAGTTTACTTTTAGTATCAGCTGGTCCAAGTTCAAAAAACATGCAAAAATACGGCTAGATGACAACCCAGAATCTTTACTGCGTGTCGGCAAAACTCACATGGTATTTTTAGTGGACGGATTACCTCGCTTTTCTGGATTTTTGGCGACTAGACCGGCGCGTAGTGGCTATGGGTCTGATCAGCAGTTAGATCTAAAGTTTTTCGAACACTTTGCAAGGCTGAGTGGTGATTTGGTGTGTGATAAGAATAACACGCAATCACCTCACCGTGCATTTTCAAATACACCTGGTCATATATTTGTTCAAAGCTTGATTAGCGAGTTTATCACAAGAGCGAAAAATGCTGGCGAGAATATCAGATGGAAATTTGGCATTGTTAATGAACTTAGGCTGAAGACTGTCGAATATAACGATTTTCAGACGGTTAGCAAGGCGCTGTGCGATGCGATGAATAATGAAACAGGAACTGGAAAGTTTGATGTGGTTTTTCGTGTCAATCCAGACAATCATAATGAGCAGATCATTGATATTCTCAAACCGCGTGGCAGCCGCAAAAATATCATCATAAGATACCCAAGCGACGGAGTTTATAAATTATGGGCGAGTGGTTATGCGGTCGAAGAGTCTGCTGACTATGCTAGTGACGTACTGGTCGCTGGAAATGGACAGGTTGGTAATCCTGAAACTGGTGAGAATACTGCCGAGCTTGCCAGTGCTAGCAATCACGCTGCCGTTCAGGATAACTGCTATTGGCGAGTTTATGAAACGCAATCAAACCTCAAATCTCAAGCGGCAGTTGCAGAATATGCTCAAAAATCTTTAGCACAGCGCAGCTTTGATTCGTTGGTCCCGCAGATAAAGTTGGTAGGGCGACCTATCATTTGGGGAGATTCAGCTAATGAAAATAATGGGTTGGCGCTTGGTGATGAGTTTCGATTTCAGGAAGAGAACGACGATGGCAGCGACTTTAGCGGCTGGATGCGGATAATCGCGATGGAGACGAGCTGGGATAATCAAGGTGTTGCTACAGTGACGCCACGCCTGAAAAGGGTTGAATAATGTTCAATGATAATATTACGCGTCGACTAATGTCAATCGAGAGTGAGCAGCGGTCCCAGAAAGTCGCAGCACCGTTGAATTATGGACAGCTAGCTCAAAATAATCTACAGACCGCAACCTGGAGTGGTTTTATTAGTAGTTTTATTGGCGACAGAGATGCTGTGGCTGAATGGGAGGTCATTTTTCGGCGAACCGATGGAGTCAAAAAACCGCCTCTGGTGCAGCTGTCATACGATCATGATCAAGATCTTCATACATATCAAGGTTCGACAGGTAGAGATCCATACGCTGACGATGAATATGGTTGGTGGCTACAGACTAAAGAGATTGGCGAGGATTATGTTAAGTTCGCGATAATTATAGACGCATCTGCGTGGTTTTTCCCAGACCGCGATGGCGCCCACTGTGATTTAACCGTGCAGGCGATATCGCCTGTCGCTGGGACTTTGTCGATGAGGAGAGTTCAATGAATCTTGAAAAGTGGTTAGATAAGCTGGAGCGCGAATCGAAGGCTCTTAAGCAAGGCTTTTATCAAGCGGCGACTAAAATTCCGCTATACTCTCGCAGCGCAAAAATAACGACTATACCAAATACGCTATCCGGTTATTGGAGTGTTCCTTCTAATAGCACCGAAAGGGTTTTAGTGACATTAACTACTAAAAAAGGAATTCCTACAATCGCTCAGTTGGAACTGAAGGCTAGTTCAGGCTCGGTTTCTCGTGTAAGGCGCACAAATTATGCTCATGGTGCTCAGTGGGTGATTTATCGATATGGGCTTGATCCATGGCAGCCTACGACTTATGATGTCGTTGTTCATTCGATGCTTGATGGTGATTTAACGTTGAAAAATATAGGAGCATAAATAGTATGAATGTAGAATCAAGGATTAGAACACTTGAAAATGAAAATGCCGCCAGGAAAGTTATATACCCAGTCGCAGCTTCGCTGGTCGACTTTATTCTGCAGGTTTCACAGGTATTTCATGTTCGTGGCGGCGGGAATACTATAATTGACGTGGTGATTAAATTTATTCCGGATATTAAGCCAAAAGACGGTCCTCTGTTTGTAGATTTATTTCCGCAGGTGTCAGCTAACGCTGATTTTTCAACACAATTTCCCAAAATGACTTTTTACCAGTTGCCTCAAGTCGATGGCGAAGCGGCGGTGATGCTTGGAATTGTTGCGCCAGCTATGGAGGTCGATTTCTATATTCGCGTCATTGCTACAGGCTCAACGCGAGGAAAATTTACTAAAGTATAAAATAATGATATAATATCCACAGATAAATAATCACGTCACGCTTACGGTAAATTGCGGTAATTCAATTAAGAGGAGAATTATGGCTTTTACTAATCCAGGAAAAATTGTTAGATTACGTTCTCGTCCGAACGGGCGGGGTAGTGTGTATGAAGCGAATATGTGGGCACAGCAGCACTCTGACGGGCTGTTTTCGGGGCGTGGAGTTATTAGAAACACAGTTGCTGACATGAATGTGTTAGTAGGGGGAACAACTGATAATCCAGATGTCGTGCTAGGTAAATTACCGAGCGGCTTTTTGGTTGCACTTGATATCGTCGGACAGCAAGTTATTAGAATTACTGCACCAAGCTCCAACAAACGCATCGCAAGTGTCGTGGCTTATTCTGACAATATCGCACTAAACTCTACAGATACTAATACTACAGGCTCACCGTCGTCATGCGGTTTAATCGTTGTTTATGGTTCTACCTCTGCGACACCCGTAGCACCAACTGAATCTCAGATTAGACAGGCTGTGACGCAAGACGGTGCTACTGGCTCGCAAGCTGTTATTGCGGTCATTGCTAACATTACAACCGAATCTTCCACAACTACAATTACAGATGAAATGATTGCCATCAACCACGGCAAGTTTATGCCGCATAATATAGACTTTACGACAATGCTTGGCAATAAATACACGACCACCGAGCAGGATACGGGCAAAAAATGGGTTAATGGAAAATCCATTTATCAAAAATCTATAACCTTTAACACGACAGGATCTGGTGCGGAAGAAACTGGTGCGAATAATGAAAACTTTAGCTATATAGACACTCTAATCTCGCTAGATGCTATCTTAAACATGCCAAATGGAGAGAGATACCCAAATAGCTATACAAACCCATCAGCACCATCTCTTCAATATTTCCAATTAAAATTTGCTAACTGGAACAACGCCCAAGTATTACGCTATCAGACAAGAAGCGTTGGTACAGTAACAATGACTATTTTATATACGAAAAAATAAAGAAGATGTTTAAGCGGTTATAGAATTATAAATGTCGGTGAAGTTTAATCACTAGAAGTATTATTAACCCCAACAAATCTCATTGAAAATCGGCTATATGTAGATGGTCCTCCATAGTCACGGCTTTCAGAGCAGTGTGCTCGTACATCAATAACATCACCTTTCTTAAGGAGTACGTCAAACGTATGAGATAAACGCATTAAAGTCAAACCGTTACCACTACCAGCTACTCGTGTCATTTCCTCTAACATTGCGCCGTTCTTGTAAATCATAACAGTAGCAGTAGCTGACGGACTATAGCCAGCTGATGTTACAGCTGCTTTAGCAGAGATTGTGTAAATACCGCTCACTGGCACGGTGGCTTGATGAGTACTTTTATTAAACATTTTGGCAGTATCGTACTCTACCGTATTATAATTTACGATTGATACACCTCCACCCGCAAGAGCGTCCCATTTTGAGGTAGTAGCGGCGAACATAGGCATTGTCGTAAAGTCTATACTGTGCGACAAATCGAGCTGACCCTTGATGTTTATGAGAAATGATATTATAATATAAATAATCACGTCACGCTTACGGTAAACTGCGGTAATTTCAACTAACACTTTGAATAACCGCAGTTTTATTTTATGAACGAAAAACCAGAAGTATCAGCAAAAGAATTTGGAGCCTTGTGGGCAAACGTTGAGCATATTAAAGAAAGTGTCGATAGGCACACAACCACGCTAGAGCGAATTGAAAATATCGCTCGTGCTAATGTTACTCAAGCACAGTTAAAAACATACATCGCGGAACACGAAAAAGAATCAGAAGAAAAATACGTAAAACGTACTGAAGTCGAAGGTGTGATGAACTTTTGGAAACTGGTAACAAGTAACTTAGCGAAATTATTTGCTATAGCTCTTGTTGGCTTGGCTATTTACGCAACCAACAACTTAATTCAACAGAATAAAACCGTTACGGAATTACAAGAAGAAGTGCAACAAACTCAAGTTAAAAGGAGATAATATGCCAGTTCGACAAGTTTACGAACCAAATCTAAACATCGGAGCGAGGAGCGGCTGGTGCTTGCAATATGTGGATGACGCGATTAGTTCACTAACTCGCTCGCCAAACGCTCAAACAGCGTACTTAAACGAATTAAATGCAGGTCGTATAAACACGGGTCCTGCACCTGTTGGTGTTTGGGTGGTTGGATTTTTGGGATTTTCAAGAGGTCAGTATA